TTTATAATTTAATGTCTTAGCTGGCATATTCTATCTCCCTCTTCTCCCTCTTCCGCCACCTCTTGGCTTTGGATCTCCCTTACTCCCGACTCTAGGCTTTGATTTTCCACAATCACCCTTTCTTGCTGCCATATCACACGCTCCTTTATAATCGTTTCAAAAAATGTGTTTCAAACGGAATGTAGTCACACCGCTTGTAAAATCCAAACAACTTATCAGTCTTGCTATTGTGCATACAAGCCATAATGATTGATACATAGCCCTCTTTCTTTAAAAGCTTCTCTATCTTCAATAAGAATCGTACTCCGTGTCTTCTGTGAGTTCTGCTTACAAACCATATAAGTTCTTGGTAAACCTTATCAACAGATATTTGTGAGTTGACTGGCATTCCAGCTATAACTCCAACGGCTTTATCATCAATGATTAAAAGATATGTTGTCTCCTTAGCGTTTATAATTGCATTGTTGACAGCTTCAATGCTGTAGTTAGTGTCATACTCTTTGAGAGACTCTTCGTAGAACTCTTTAACTAAATGTAAAAAGTCTTCCTTGTATCTCTCTGTGTACTTTTCTATATTCATACGCCTAAAAGAGAACTCCTTGCTGTGCTTGCCTGTGTTCCTGTTCCAAGCGGAGATGTAAATGTAGTCCTACCACCCCTTGATATTGCTCTACGCCTTGCCGCCGTTGCTGCCTCTGCTGTCTTCATAGCCTGTGAGTTCATAGTATCTAAAGTATCAAGACCTTTAGTAGCATTCATAGCATCTCTACTAGCCGATGCTGCCTTGTTAGCTGTCTGTCTTGCTGACATTGCCATTCCAGTACCGACAGCAGCCAGAGTTACTAATGTCATTGTTGTAAATAAAGCCATTACCTCACCCCCATAATATTAAAAAGATTATCATCACTTGAATACTGAGGCTGTCTTGCTCTATCTCTCTGTTGAACCTCAGCTACATTGCCTATCAAACTTACACTCATCAAAAGTGCATCCGCCAAATTCGGTGATTTTATTCCTTCCTTCCTCATCTTGTCTTTAGGTATTAATCTCTTCCTCTGGTAGTTGTCAAACTCATACTTCATTTCCAGTAGCTCTTCTATAATTTCATCATAAGGTATCTCAATGTGCTGTTTATCAATCATATCTTTTAACTTGTAGGCGTTGGCTGTTCTCTCGTTGGCATAGTATTTATTCTTTGCATAAGCTATTGGTGGGTTCTTAAATCCAGTAAACTCATCCAAGCCACGACCCTTGTTTAATGTATCAAGAGGGCCAGCTCCGATTCCATTCTCATCTATAATACTTTTGTTGACCTGATGCTCTTGACTCGTTAGGAGTACCCTACCCGTAGTGTAGTTCAAGTCTCGGTGATCCCATTGATCCGCTAGTATTACTTTCCAATGCAAAGCACCTTGTTGTTGTATTATAACTGCCGCACACTTGTCATCACCATATCTAGCTATATCATAACCAGAGATTCTAAACCCGTATCCGTCTCTAAGTTTGTATGGGTCTTTATTGCTTTCGTAGATATCTTTTCTAACAAAGACTGCATCCTCTGTTTTAAGTAAAGGCTCTCCCATCCAGATGTGCATATAGTCAGCTTCGCTCTTCTTCCGGCATTCAATAGCCTCAACCTTCAAAGCCTCAGTACAGTAGGGGTTGTCATCATAGTTTATATTTATGTGCTTACAATCTTTGCGGTCAAAGAACTTAAAGTAGACTGGGTCTTTCTCAATGTGCCTGTTCATAGAAAAGAATATCTTGGCTCTCTCTTTACGAATGGTGGGTATCAATACATCCAGCGTTTGCTTAGTTATTGCCTGAGCCTCATCTATCCAAACAATATCAATTCCTTCCATACCTTGAATATTAAAAGCACCTTGTTCTCTGAACCCACGAAAGTTTATTGTAGAGCCTGTCTTTCTATGTACAATCTTAGAAGCCATCACTTCAAAGTTTAAATTATTCTTTCTGATTAAATCCGAGAGTAGGGAATAAACTGATTCAATGATTGAGTTCTGTATCTCACGACCACAAGCAACTCGTATATGTTTCTTCTCGCATAAATAAAGAATGAGCCTACCTATGGCTTGAGACTTACCACCGCCTCTTCCGCCTTCAAGCATAAAGTATCGGTAGTCGTTTATCTCAGTTAATATCGGATAGAGCTTCTCCGGCATCTGAAGCATCTGTGGGAGTTCTAATATCATCGCCTATCTTTAACTCCAATGGTAACAAACCTAAACGGCTGTCACCTGCTTTTATTGTTGGCATTTGAGTGACTGTAACTTCGCCTTCAATCTTTTGTGGAATATCACGCTTGATTAATTCTAAAGAGACCTTTATCTTATTGGTCTCACTTAACTTATGAAAGTTGTCATCAATGTATTCCCAACACCTACCTATAACCTTGGATTTTAACCTTTTGTCATAGTGTTTAATATTTATTTTCATAGCAATATCATACCACAGAATAAAATTATCCAAAGTAGACTACCCATAGCTTACCCCTAATTTTGTTGAAAAATAGTTCTTGACAGAGGTATTCTTATATGTTACCTTTAAGGTAGTTCTAATGAAGCACAAAGAAAGGAGAGTGAGATGCAGAACAAAAACGACTTGCTGAGAATGGCAGACGAAGTTGTAGCCTGTGAATATTGTAAGGTCTTACTTACCGAAGAAGAGATTGAGGATAACGGCACAGTTTGTGATATTTGTAAACCGCTTGACGAAGGCATCCGCAAAGCAGATGCAATGGGGTATTAATATGTTAAGTAAAAACCTTAAAGACATTTTGGTAATAGTAAAAGAGTATGCAGAGGATTCAGACAAGCACGACATTGATGAGTCTTACATTGAACAGAGACTGCAAGACATTGAGGATCTAATTTGCGAGGTAGCTACAGAGTTTGAAGGTGGAGAGTTTGAAAACGACAACCCTTATGGTGAAGATGACGAAGGCGATAGAAAATATCATCAGAAAGTTGATGATGAAATGACAGGAGACAGATAATGAAAAACCTAACAAATGATTTAGCGAAGTTGCAGAGAAGTTTCAAAGAACTATATAACGATGGGCTGATTGGATTAGGAACAGATTATGTTCAAGTAACACCGGAGTTGTTTAGTAATCTCAGGGTCGGCAATAAAGTAGATATAACCCAAGACGATGATGGCGGTTTTGTACAATTATCCTGTAATGTTGATGGTGTAAACTTTATTACTCTGATATGAAACGCTTGACAATGGTTTACTATTGTATTAAAATTATCCTATGACAAGTGTAAAGCTAAATAATAAATCCTACTGGACGCTGGTTATCCAGCATTCTTTCTCGCAAGGGAACGCTTGTCAGTCTGGTAGGATATTTTTATTTGGAGGTGTATTATGGCAAGAAGAAGAATGATCTCACCTTTACTATGGGAAGATGAACATTTTGGTAAGTTAAGTGATAAAGCTAAAATATTGTTTATTTCCTGTATCTCAAATGCTGATGATGATGGTCGGCTAAGTGGCAACCCTTCAAACCTTAGAGCAACAGCCTTTAGATTTGATGATATTACAATTAAAAGGATAGAAGATTTAGTTATTGAGTTGTCTGAAAACTTAAGCCACTTTAAATATTATGGTGTAAATGGTTGTAAATACATACAGTTAGAGAAATGGGAAGAATACCAAAGTCAAAGAGACGACAGAAGGTTGCCATCTCGTCACCCAAATGTCACCCAAATGTCAACCAAATGTCAGCCTAAGTTAAGAGAAGTTAAGTTAAGTAAAGATAAGGTAAGTAAAGTTAAATATAAAGAATATATATATTTATATAATAACGAACTTACAACCCTTACAGACAGATTCGGTAAATTTGTTGTAGATAAGTATATTGATAAACTAAACAATTATATCGGTTCTAAAGGAAAACAATACAAATCCCATTATCATACTTTACTTACTTGGATTAACAAAGACGGAGTTAATCCTAAACAGAAGAAAGAAGTTATTACTAAAGAAGAAGAGTGTATGTCTCAGAAACAAAGAAAAAAGATGCACCACGATACTAAAAAGTTATTGAAAACCATAGGGAGAAAAATCAAATGAAAATACATAATGTAATAGGTGGGTTAGAGAAGAAGGATGATGATATGGAGAAGGAATTATGAAACTTGAATCTCAAGTAGTATCACTTGAATTAGCAAAGAAGATGTATTGGTTAGGTTTTGATAAGGAGAGTGCTTGGTGGTGGAATGGAACTAAGTGGGGGATAGGTGGACAAATTGTTGGGTTAGAACCAATGAAATGGATATTGTCAAAAAGAATTAAAGGTAGTGCTATTGAGAATATCCCAGCCTACACAGTAGCAGAGTTAGGAGAGATGTTGCCAATAAATTGTGCAAGTTGGAGAAGTGATAAAACTTTATATAGTTGTCAAAGATTTGATTTTGGGGGGTGTTGTGGACAAGAAATTACAGCAGACACTGAAGCAGACTGTAGAGCTAGGCTGTTAATTTGGTTAAAGGAGAATAATTACTTATGAAAGAAAAAGAGAACAAATTAGTTCTACATAATGTAATAGGTGGGTTAGAGAAGAAGGAAATACCAATAAAAGAAGATTTTAAAGGGTTAAGTGAGTTTGATTATACTACTAAAACTATTAAAGCTGGAGAACACAATGGACACAACCAACTCTGCAATAGAGGGGTAGAATACAAAGAAGAACTTAAAAAACATTTTATTCGTCTGGCTCGTAGATATGGCAATGAAGATGTTACATTAGATAATTTTGAAGAAGAAATGCCTTGCTCTATGTTACATTGTTATGAAGCAATCTCCAAAGCAATAGAACAAGGTAAGGTTATAAAGGTGAAGGAATGAAAAAGCATAGGAATTGTGTCCATAAGAACTGTTGTGGTAACTGTAACAAAGGGTACAGGCATAGGAAGTTAATCTGGAGTTGGTACGAAGGCAGAGAGATCGCTCATTACATCTGTCTCAACTGTGACCACATAACCTATTTAGAGAGAGTTGACGGAGAGGTGATTGCATTAGAAGTAATTAAAAACTCGCATATATTGTCAGATGAATATAACAAAGTAGGATTGATAAATGAGGAGTTGGTGTTGATATGAAAATATGGTTAAGTAGAATAGCGGTAGTTGTAGCACTCTTGTTTGTACTCGCATTGTGGGCTTTCGCTGAGGAAGTTGATAACAATGTTAGAGCCATAATTGGAGAGGCAAGTAATCAAGGCTATCAAGGTATGCTAGCTGTTGCTGTTGGAATTAGGAATAGAGGCACTCTACAGGGCGTGTACGGAGTTAATGCCAAACATATAGACCAAGAGCCTCAATGGGTATGGGATATGGCTGAGAAGGCTTGGGCAGAGTCAAAGGATAACAGAATACACTCTGGAACTCATTGGGAGAACATCAAGGCCTTCGGTGAGCCTTATTGGGTTGATAGTATGACAGAAGTCTACAGACATAAAGACCATATATTTTACAAGGTGTTTAAATGAAAATATGTTTTGTCTGCGGTAAGCCAATCAGAAGAAATCCTTTTTATGTCGGGAAGGATAAATCTGGGAATGAACTGTATCGTCATAAATCAAAATGCAAGGCGGGAACTAGAAGCTATCAGAGGTTCCAGAGGAGAGTGAAATGAATAAATACCAAATAATATATGCTGATCCACCTTGGAGTTATAACGATAAAATGAAAGGTCATCAGGGAGCAGAAACACACTACCAGACCCAAGACTTAGATTGGATTAAAAAATTACCTGTTCAAAGTATATGCGATGATGATTGTGTTCTGTTTCTATGGGTAGTTAGTCCTTTGTTAGACAAAGCTTTTGAAGTTATAAGTGCTTGGGGGTTTAATTATGTAACACTTGCTTTTTGTTGGATTAAAGAAACTCCTCTGTTTAATAAGCAAGTTAAGAATTTAGGTCGCTGGACAATGGGTGGTGTTGAACTTGTGTTGTTAGGCAGAAAAGGGCATCCCAAGAGAATTAAAAATAATGTAGTCCAGACAGTATTTGATATTAGAACTGGACATAGTAGAAAACCAGACGAAGTACAAAGAAGAATAGTTGAGTTGATGGGAGATCTTACACGAGTAGAACTCTTTGCTCGTAGAAAAACAAATGGCTGGGATGTTTGGGGAAATGAAGTGGAGAGTGATATAGAATTATGATAAATAAAAACCTATTCCCAATTATTCTCATAGTTTTAGATATATGTGCAGCAGCTATATATGGTCTGCACAAAGATTATGTAAGAGTTGCGTACTGGATCGGTGCTGGTTTATTAACTCTATGTAGTATTTTAATGCACTAAAAAGGAGAGATGATGAAATCACAAACTGAAGCGATCCTTGAGCATCTTAACGCAGGGAATACTTTAACATCACTTGAGGCATTGGACAGATTTGGCTGTCTCCGTCTGGCATCAAGAATTACAGATATTAAACAGCTTGGATTTGATATTGAATCTACAATGATAAAAAGAAACAACAAGAGATTTGCGGAGTATAGATTGCTTCCTAACAAGAGAGATTTATTTGTTTGATGTTGTTGACAAATACTTGCATATATGGTAACTTAGGTATGAACTTAAAAAGGAGAGGTAAACGAATATGAAGATTAAAATACCAGAACTGGAGTGCAAAAGATGCGGACACAAATGGACTCCAAGAAAGATGGAAATTAGGCAATGCCCATCCTGTAAGTCAGCTTACTGGGATGTGGAGAAAAAGAAATGACTGATAGGTACTTCATAGGTAGTTCGGATATAAGCACCATCTTAAACCTTAACCCCTTCTCTACAGTTCTTGAACTTTGGGCAGAAAAGACTGGACAGATACCGCCTAGAGATTTGTCAGACAACGAAGCAGTAGAGTGGGGTACAAGACTAGAGAGGGTTGTATCTAAGAAGTTCTCAGAGAAGCACGAGGTTAAGCTTATAGCCTACAAAAAGAGATTCCACCACCCTAAGTATGACTTCCTATCTTGCGAGCTTGACAATCTAATTGCTGGCACAGATGAGATAGTAGAGATCAAGACAACGAATGCTTGGAAGTTTAAAGCTTGGGAAGATGATATCCCGCCTTACATCACTTGTCAGGTTATGTGGGCTTTAGGTATCACCGGCAGAAAGATAGGACACATAGCAGTCCTTGTTGGCGGTCAGAAGTATCTTGAGAAGAGAGTAGAATTTGATGCCCAGATATTTAATGCTATGGTCAAGAAGGCTGTAATCTTCTGGAATGAATTTATCCTTACCAAGAAAATGCCAGCAACAATAACATCTAAAGATGGGAGCACATTGTTTCAGTTGTATTCTGGCGAGGATATACAGCTACCAGTTGAACTAACAGACAGAGAGGAAGCAATCATTGAGAGTATAGACAGTTTAACAGCAGACAAGTATGCGGTTGAAGCAGAGATTGAACAGCAAAAGAACGAACTTAAAACAAAGCTCGGAGATAGTGTAACTGGGTTCACTAACAACCATCGTGTATCTTGGAAAAGACAAGAAACAAAAAGGGTTGACTCAAAGAAACTAAAATCAGAATATCCCGATATCTACGAAAACTGCATTAATATTATTCCTAGTAGAGTGTTGAGGATATACGATAAAAAAGGAGAATAATGATGAGCGGATTAGACAAAGTAAATAATGCACTAGCAAATGCAAAGCCAGTCTCTCTCCAAGAAATGATAGAGCAAGCAGCTAAGGAGTTTAAGAAGGTTCTGCCTATAGGTATGAGACCAGAGAGGCTTGTTAGAATCGCTCTCACTTGTATCAGGCAGACTCCAGAACTTACAAGCTGTAATCCAGAGTCTTTTGTTGGAGCATTGCTTGTATCGGCTCAATTAGGACTAGAGCCTGTCGCTGGGAGAGCTTATATCCTTCCGTTCTACAACAATAAAGAGAGACGGAGAGACGCTCAATTTATAGTAGGTTATAAAGGGCTTGCTGATTTATTCTACAGGCACGACAAGTCTGTGAATCTAGCGTGGGGAGTGGTCAAAAAGGGTGATAATTTTGAGTACGAATATGGTACTGAAGCATTCTTGAGACACAGACCTTCTATCAAAGATAGAGGTGATGTAGTAGGCTATTATGTTATAGCCGAGCTTATAGGCGGAGCAAAGCCATTTATGTATATGAGCAAAGAGGACTGTATGGAGCACGGCAAGAAGCACAGCAAGACTTTTGATGCTAAGAGTGGGCAATTCTACTCTTCTTCTCCGTGGGCTAAGGAACAAGACGCTATGTGCCTTAAGACTGTACTTATTCAGTTATCTAAGCTCTTACCCCTATCTATTGAATTAAATCAAGCTATACAAGCTGACGAGACTTCTAGGGAGTATAGAGAAGGCTTAGACAATGCTTTAGATATGCCAGACCAAGCTTGGAAAGAGGAAGCTCCAGCGATAGAGCCTACAACTACTACTAGCGATAGTTCTCAGAAAGAGAAAGAGAAAGCCGAGATGGAAATACCAGATGAATCTCCATTGGAAAGAGGTACAATCACACCACCTCAGATAAAGGCGATACAAGCCTTATCTACTAAATGCTTCGGAGAATTTAGACAAGAAAAACTTGCCGAGAAGATAGGTGCATTAGGATTTGAAAGTTTGACACAGTTGTCTAAAGAGAATGCTTCTGCTATGATAGATGAACTAAACAAACTGAAATGAAAACTACACAACAAAAGAAAAAGACAGTAAAGAATAAGCTAGATAGAATTGTTCAAGAGATATATCGTAAGCCAGACGATAAGTGTTTGGCTTGCGGTAATCCAGCGGAAGTCTTACATCACTTCATACAGAAATCTCAATCTTTGTATCTGAGATGGAACGAGAAAAATTTAGTTTCGCTTTGCTCTAAATGTCATTGTAGACACCATATCTCTGGAGACCCAAATATAGTCAACCAAATAATTATGAATAAAGGACTTAAATGGTTTGATTGGATTCAATGCCATAGGAATATAAAAGCCGATACTAGCCTAACTTATTTAAAGGAGTTGTTAGATGCTTTTAAGACTATTCAAGCGAATCTTTAGAAGGAAGAGAAGGAACGAAGGGAAGCAACCTACCGAAGTAAGATTCAATAAGTACCGACCAGCTAAACATCATACCAGAATGCGTGTAATCAGGAAGAGAACTCTCAAGAAATATTATCAATGAGAATATTACTTTTACTATTGTTGTTCTGCGGAGAGATTAAATCCTACGGATTGATGAGGGTTAATCCCCAAAGCCTATCCCATCTGGTTTTCGCAAAGAAGCTCAAGGTAGGTACTCTCCGCCGTATTAAATCACCTAATATGGATATGGTCTTTATGACACCAACACCATTAGGAGCAGTAACCTTAACACACGATAGATTTGCAGAACATATTGCAGGTAGGCACATAGTAACCATAGAGAATATCAGAACTACCTTATTCTACCCAGAGAAAGTATATAGGTCTCGTAACAGATGGGTATTTGAAAAAGGTGATGTAAGAGTAGTGGTAACTCAGGAAGGATTAGTGACAACCGCTTATATTATGGATGGGAGGTAGAGATGAAAACTTACAAATGTACTTATTGTGGCTGTAAAGAAGTTCCTTACGATACACAAGTTTGTCCTAAATGTAATTTGCAACCTATACCACCATTTTCAGAAAAACCATTAGTTATCAAGGATATAATAGGTGGGTTAGAGGAAGAAGTTCGTCAACCATATCCAATGGATAATTTTGAGGATGAAGGACACAAACGACTCTGCAATAGAGAGGTAGAGGTTGATGAGGATGAAATAGGATTTCTACTTTATAGAAGATATAATCATAAAGTTTCTGAAAAAACATTAAAAGAAGGTTGGACTGCAAAACATCATAAATCTCAATCAAAAACATTATGTTCTAACCTAGCAAAAGCAATCTCCAAATCAATAGAACAAGGTAAGGTATTGAAGGTCGATATTGGAGGCAGAGAGTGAAGAAAAGAATAGTAGTTGAATGGGAAGATGATAGTATAAACAAGTGTATTTGTAGAGCAACGTTATTGAGAGCTTTAAGAGATATGTTTGGAGATGAAAGAATAGACAAGAAATTAGAAGATGAAACCTTAAAAGTAAAGGATTTAACTGAATAATGAAAGATAAACTTTGGAAGATAATATCCAACCCACCTATGATAAAAATACAAGGTGTTAGTGTTCAAGCTTGGCAAGTACCTAGTATAGAAGATAGAGAAGCTATTGTTAAAGAGATAGCTAAAAGATTAAAAAATGGATAGACTCTGTATTGCTTGTGGTAATTATTTCAAAGGACATTTAAAGTCTAAGAGATGCAAGAGATGTCGGACTACAAAATACAACAACGACTACTACAGGAAGAAAAAGAAAATAGATAAGATAGAACGGTTCAATGTTCTAATGGAGAAAAAATGAGAAATATTAGAGATTGCAATGTGGCTGTAATAGGCGGAGCTGGTTTCTTAGGAAGTCATTTAGTAAACTATCTTGTTGAGACAAGAAATTGCGAGGTCTTAGTTCTGGATAATCTTATTACTGGTAAGCCAAAGTTCATACATCAAGATGCAGAGTTTATGTGGTGTGATATCACTCATTCAGAGAACTCACTTAGAAAGATATTTGAAGAGTATAAAATAGATTATGTTTTTAATTATGCCGCTGAGCCATATATTCCAGTCAGCTTTGAGAGACCTTTGCATACTTTTGATATAAATGCTAGAGGTGCTTTGATGGCGATCAATGCTTCTCAAGACGCTGGGGTCAAGGGATTCTTGCAAGTCTCTTCGGCTGAGATATACGGAGATGCTACAGGCAGTATTGATGAGAACCATCCAGCCCATTCTCATTCAACCTATGGAGCTTCTAAAATAGCTATTGATAATCTAGTTCAAGCAAGATGGAGAGAGGCTGGTACTAAGGTTCTGGCTCTGAGGCAGTTTAATTGTATAGGTGCTAGAGAGACTCATCCCTACATAGTTCCAGAGATAATATATCAGCTAGATAATTCTGGCTGTAACATTGTTGAACTCGGCAACAACTCTACAAGAGACTTTATCTACGCTGGTGATGCTGTAAGGATAGCTGTAGAACTATTAGAGAAAGGTAGCTGGGGAGAAGTATATAATCTAGGTAGCCAAGAGATAATCAAAATATACGACCTTGCAGTTATGATAGGAAAGCTAATGGGTAGAAAGGTTACAGTAGAGGAAGATAAGAGAAGGTGTAGGCCGTGGGAGATATGGCACTTGCAGTCTGACAACACAAAGATATATTCTGTTGTAGATGGTAGACCAGAAGTTGAACTAGAAAAAGCATTAATGATAGTAATAGGAGACTATATTAAAAATGGGTACTTCTTTTACGAGGGAGACAGATAGTGGACACTAGAAAGGTAATAGATAAAAACATCAAAGACAGAAAAGTAATTGGATTAGACTACATCAACACTAACTATCAATTTACAGATGAAGAGAATATGGGAGTGGACTGGTGGTTTGTTAAAAGGAGAATGGATAAAAAGTGAAAGTACTTAATTTATATGCTGGGATAGGTGGTAATCGCAAACTCTGGAAAGATGTTGATGTTACAGCAGTTGAGTTAAACCCAGAGATAGCCAAGATATATCAAGACTTCTTTCCTGATGATGAAGTTATAGTCGGTGATGCCCATCAATACTTGTTAGACCACTTCAAAGAATACGATTTTATATGGGGCAGTCCACCTTGCCCTACACACAGTAGGATAAATTTATTAATAAATGAAAAAGCAGATAAAGGTATGAGTGTTAAATATCCAGACATGAAGTTGTATGAGGAGATTATATATTTAAAACATTGGTTTAAAGGAAAATACTGTATAGAGAATGTTATTAGTTATTACGAACCATTAGTAAAACCGATAGAAAGTGATAGTCATTATTTCTGGACTAATTTTTATTTCAAACCTTGGAAACATACAAAAAGAGGTATTTTAAGTTCTACTAAAAGAGGAGACCAACTTACTCCACGAATAGAGAGAATAGGGTTAGACATCAAGAAGTTTGACATAAATAAAACATTAATGAAGAAGGTTATAAATAATTTTGTAGAACCAGAACTAGGATTACACATACTAGAATCAAGTAAGAAAGATTTATATCAGGAGCTGTTTAAGTGATAGGCTATGAAAGCAACAATGTTATAAGACAATTTGAGAAAACAATAGCTAAACATTGTGGAGCGAAGTATGGTATCGCCACAGAAAGCTGTACATCTGCTCTCTTTCTTTCCTGTTTATATTGTAAAGTAAAAGAAGTAACTATCCCCAAAAAGACTTATTTTAGTGTTCCGTTTAGTATCAAACACGCTGGTGGTAGTGTAAAATTCAGAGATATTAAGTGGTCTGGAGCTTATCAACTAAAGCCTTATCCGATTATTGATAGCGCGGTTAGATTCAAAAAGGATATGTATAAGAAAGGTTTTTTTGTCTGTTTATCGTTTCATTATTCAAAGCATATCCCGATCGGTAGAGGTGGTATGATATTAACAGATAGTAAGAAAGCTGCTGATTGGTTTAGATTGATGAGGTTTGACGGCAGAAAAGAGATACCAAAAGAAAAAGATAATGTGAGCCTGTGTGGTTATAATATGTATATGACTCCAGAACAGGCAGCGAGAGGATTATCATTATTTTATTGGAGATTCTATGGGAAGAAAAACCCTACCGATATTGATATGAATTATATGGATATAAGCTATATCCAAAAAGGAGATTAATAATGCAGATGTTTGGAGAATACTCTAAATTTTATGAGTTGATGAATCAAGATAAGAACTATAAAGGAGAATGCGAATTTGTATATCGCTGGGCAAATAATCCTAAAACAATCTTGGACTTAGCTTGTGGAACTGCAAACTATTGGGAATACTTCCCTGTAACTCCTGTAGGTGTAGAGGTCTCTAAAGATATGATAGACCTATCACCTAGCAAGGACATGATTATACAGGCGAACATAACAAGATATAAATTTGATAAGCTTCCAGACTTTGATTGCATACTATGTTTATTTGAAGCAATGAACTATATACATAAACACGACTGGTGGGGTAGGTTGCCGATAAGGAAAGGCGGTAGCTTTATATTTGATGTCTGGGATAAAGA